CAGCACTACAATCAGCACGACTTACTAGAATCTTGAGACACGGAGAATATAATAAGGCCACACATAAAGTTACCCTCTGGGAACCACCCACCACATGATCGACGAAGAACTTTGGCCTCCAATAGATGAGGTACTTATTAGAAAACTAGAAGAGATCTACCCTGATAGATGCCCGTCAATAGATTCACATGACCGAGAGATATGGAGATACGGTGGACAGGTGGAGTTGGTAAGAATGTTAAGGTCTGTATATAATGAACAAAACAGCGTTGAATAAAGATGGCAACTGCTGCCGAACTTGTAAGCAAAGCGTACCTAGACTTGCTAGGCAGAGAGGGAGGTGCGACAGGTAAAGCTTACTGGGCAAATGATTGGGCTAATAATTTAGAGAAAGCTAAAGGCAGAGGTATGAGTGATGTAGATGCTGAAGCGTTTGCAACGTCAGAACTCAGAAGACAAATTGGTAGTAGTGCAGAAGGTAAAGCTTATGGAGGCGCTCAACCAGTAAAATGGAGTGATCCAACTTATGCAAAAACACAAGGTGACTTGATAGACCCAACAACAGGTCTTACTTATGCAGGCACAGACATTGATGCCATACCTGATTGGTACACACCTGGTACTTATACGGCTGAAGATGATAACGAGTATGCACGTGGAACTAGAGACGTAGACTGGGCAACCAAATTAAATACAACAAACCTTGCTAATTTCTTGCCTCATCAAAATTATCTATATGGCACGATGCAAGGCAATACGGTAGGACAAGAAGGTAATGAATGGTGGGGGTGGCAGGCAGGTGCAGCTATTGATCACTATATGAGTGATGCTGGTGGTAATTATTCTTTTGACACAGCCAGAGAACTAGCTAGAAGAGATGTTAAAAGAGACATAAGTGGAGCTACTGCAGTTAAAAATTTCCAAAGATATGGATCAGTTGGATACGGGAACCCACTAGATATAAAGGTTGCTCAGGAAGCAAACGTCAGCTCAATTCCTGCTGATGATGCGTTTGGGATAAACAGCGTTTACTTGAACTTCAATCAAAAAGCAATGGATGAATTGAAGAAAGGACAGCATGGAGTTAGTGGTGTTGTTGATGATGCTGGCAATTTGATTACAACTGGTAATCAAATGGTAGATCCCTACTACATAGATGATGATGGCAACGTCGTTACAGATACATCTGATTACACTGGCGATGCATTAGTAACAGATACTGCTGCTTCTAAGTTCCGCTATGTACCAGATGCTTCTGCACCAGGTGGTTACAGGATCACTGCTGATCCAGCACATGAGTTATCTAAAGTTATATCTGGTGAAAGCTCAGCAACAGGAGATCAAGGTACTGTTGTCTCAGGTTATATAAACGACAGAGGTAGGAAAACTTTTGAGATCCCAACTGATCCAATCAATGTAGATGCTAGTCGGTTTACACTTCCATCTAATGATCCCGCCAAATTAACTCTCGCTACGTGGGCAGAGAATCCAGCAAACAAGACGGCAATTGCAGAAGGAGATTTCTCTTATAAAAATACAGGAGCAGGATTAGTAGCTCACAATGGTCAGCTTCATCACGTAGGAACAACTCAGGTAGGTGGCACTGCTACTAATTTAGGATTAAAGAATAACGAAAACCTAGTAGTAAATAACACAGGTTTATCAATAACCCAAGATGACGGCACGATAATTGATCTTAGTGATACAACAACTGGAGGATCAACTAACAGTCAACCTCTTATTGGAGGTACTACGGTTACAGCTCCTCATAATCTAGGCAATCTAGGTGATGGTATAAGTTTTGGCAGTATTCCTGTAGGAGGTCAACCACAAGCAATGTATTACGGCGGTGGCGGTGGGAATAAAACAATAATTGCAACACCACCACCACCAAGTAAGACAGCACAACAACAACAAAAGCCAGAAGCGATGAGAGTAATTAACGCAGCACGTCCAAGAGATCAATACAACAAGATAAGAGCAGGAGGGGTAACAAAAATTCCTGGTGCAGGTGGTGGCCTTAGTATTCCTGTTGGTTAGTATCAGGCTATTATTAAGTAACTACAGGAATTAGCTATGTGTACTGGTGGTGGCGGCGGCAACAACAACGAGGAAGCAATGAGGGCAGCAGAAGAACGCCATGAAGAAAACATGGCGTTACAAAAAGAACAGATGGAAGAACAGAAGAGACAGTTTGAAACAACAAGAGAAGATAATCAGGTTAGATATGTAGAACAAAAGAAGAAAGCAGAAGCTGCTCCACCACCACCACCAGAGAAAACAGCAGGAGTTGCCGCACCTGCCTTTGAGTCCAAAAGAAAAGGTAGTGGAAGAAAAGCATTTCGTACTCACAAACCTGACAGAGACAAGTCCACACAAACAACAGCCCACTCAGCAAAAAGCCTTTATATCCCTACATAAATGGACTTAAGTATTAACCCAATAGATCTTGTCCCAGGTAAAGGAGGGAAAGACAAAGAGAAAGGTACAACTCTTGCCGCTAGATACGATCAGCTAAAAACTAATCGTGATCCTTTCCTTCAAAGAGGTAGAGATTGTGCAAAGGTAACTAACCCTGCTGCCTGCCCTGACTCCAACATGGGAGATCATGGAAAACTTAAGACACCTTGGCAATCAACAGGTGCCATGGGTGTTAGTAACTTACAAAATAAATTAAACCTAACTCTCTTTCCACCCAACACTCCCTTCTTCAAGCTAGAGATTGACAGCCTTGCATTAAGAATAGAAGAGCAAGGGCCAGAGATTAAGACAGAACTCGACACAGCATTGGTAAAGGTAGAGCAATCTGTGATGACTGAGCTAGAAACAATGAGTGCAAGAGCATCACTAGCTCAAGCATTTCAACAGCTAATAATTACAGGTAACGTCCTTCTCTATGTTCAAGAAGACAGGGTTAGAACTATACATTTACAAAATTATTGTGTCGTTCGTGATCCTATGGATCATGTGACCGAGATCTTAGTAGAAGAAGAAGTATATCCTGAAGCATTACCAGATGGATTCTTACCTGATCAAAAAGAAAAAGATGACAAGATAGGCCCAATCAAAAAAACATTAAAGATTCATACATGTATTAAGACTGAGAACGGCATCACTCGCTGGTATCAGGAATGTAAAGGTAAAGAGATTCCTAACACATACGGCATGTGTCCAATGGATGTAAGTCCTTGGATCGTATTGAGGTATGAGCGTATTGAAAGTGGAGAGGAGTATGGAAGAAGTCATGTCGAAAAATATTACGGCGACTTAACTGCACTTGAATCTTTATACCAAGCGTCCATCGAAGCAGCTAGTGCAGCCAGCAAGATTTTATTTCTTGTGAATCCTAACGGTACAACCCGACCTAAAACCCTGTCGTCGGCAGCGAATGGGGCCATCGTTCAAGGGAACGCTGCTGATGTATCAGTCATACAAGCTCAGAAGCAGGCCGATCTACAGATCACAATGAACATGATCGAAAGGATAGAGTCAAGATTAGAGTTTGCTTTCTTGCTTAACCAAGCAGTTCAACGACCAGGGGAAAGAGTTACAGCAGAAGAAATAAGATACATGGCACAAAGTCTTGAACAAACTATTGGAGCTTTCTATTCAATACTTACTCAAGAACTACAACTACCATTAGTACGCAGGTTAATTTACATGTTGCAAAAGAAAGGCAAGCTACCTGACTTCCCTAATAGTCAAGAGACAGGTGAACCTTTAGTACAACCAAGAGCAGTGACAGGTCTTGAAGGTATAGGTAGAGGAGATGACATGAATAAACTAACTGAGTTTTTATCTGTCACTCAGCAAGTACTAGGCCCAGAGATAGCACAACAGTATGTGAACTACGAAGAAGCACTGCGAAGATTGGCAGCTAGTGCTTCAATAGATACGACAAACCTAGTCAAAACAAGTCAGCAACTACAACAAGAAGCTGCTGCTGCACAAGCTCAACAGCAACAACAGCAGCAAGAACAACAGATGATGGAAATGATGAAGTCATCTGCTATGTCTAAAGTTGCAGACAACTACACACAACCAGGTTCCCCTTATGGTCCCCAATTCTCAGGAAACTCCGAAGACGGAGCAGCAGGAAGTATCCCTAACACCGTCCCCGATTTCGGGGCAGCAGCCCAAGGACTCCCCAGTGGCCCAGTCACAGGAAGCGAAGGTTGAGGAACTAGCTCCAATAGTTGCAGAGAAACCTGTCGCTAAGAAAAAGAAAACAAAAGAGCCGCAGGTTATTATTGATAGCCCGACTCATATAACTATTAAATAACTAACTACACTCACCCATCACAATCCAATGCCAGAAGCAATTACTATTTCTGAACCAGAGACAGGTGCGTTATCTCCTGAACAGGAGACAGACGCACGTGATCAAGCACTTATCAATGGTCAACCTGAACAGCAGGAGCCATCTAAATTTGCTGGTAAATATGAATCTGTTCAAGAACTAGAGAAAGGATACGAAGAACTTCAGAAGAAGTTAAGCAGTCAAGAAGAAGCTAATCAACCAGAAGTATCCGACTCACAAGAAGAAGCAACACCTACCAACGCTTCAGAAATCTATGGTGAATACATAGGTAGTCGCCTTGATGAAGCTGGTGTCGATTACCAAGGGATGAATACTAAATGGCAAGAGACAGGCAAGTTAGAAGATGACGACTACAAAGCATTAGAAGGTGCTGGCTTTAGTAAAGACATGGTTGAAGCATACTTAGATGGTGTGCAGTACAGAGCAGAACAGGATTCACAACTTGCAGCTAAAGAAGTAGCAGCAATTAAGAATGAGTTCGGAGGTGAGCAGGTCTACGCTGAAATGATTCAATGGGCTGCTGGAAATTTAGACAAAGAAGAAGTCGAAGCATTTAATTCCATGCTTAAGACCAGCAACCCACATCAAATAAGGATTGCTGTCGCTGGTGTTCAAGCTGCATACATGAACAATGCAGCAAGGGAACCTAAGCTTGTAGGAGGTAGAGCATCTAGAGCAGCAGCTACTAAGTTTGAATCAACAGCACAGGTAGTAGCAGCTATGAATGATCCTAAATACAAAGAAGATCCTGCTTACAGAAAAGAAGTAGAAGAAAAACTTAGTCGCTCAAAAGTCTTTTAAGAGGTATTATTTAATTACCTAACTTCTCATAGAAGCGGCGGCCCCTTGCGAGGGAT